AACTATTAGCGTAAAGTTGATATAAAGCGTTAGATTGTGTACCGTAAAGGTTTACTTTTCCAGACAGGGGCGCAGATGTAACATATTGCAATGTTCCTTGACTGGTAATAAACCATTTTTTCTCAAAAAATACCGCCTGTATGTACCTAGAACCGCCAGAGCCATAAGGAAAACTGGAGTTGACGTAAAAATTGAATACCGCACATAAAATATTGTTCAACAACGCCTGACCAGCCGTTACAGGCTTTGTAAAGTCAATATACGGGAAAATACCGTCAAGAGGGTCTGAAATCTTGGTGGTTGTAGAACCTACAAGCGCATATACACCGTAATCATTCATAAATAGCACAGAACGGAAATACGCAAATATGGCGTAAATACGTTTAGAACCTATAGACGCAGATACGTTGGTATTCGTAAATACAGTTGCACCAGTAGATGTAACCTGCAAATTAGAAAATACGTTGATAGAGTCATCACCAAAAATGTACAAGAAATTGTTAGCAGACAATAATGCTTGTATATTCCCGTGTAAGGTTGAGTCTGTCAAATTAAAAGCTACGGCAGATACGGACGTATAATCTGTAGGAGATACTGCAGAAGATGCGTAAACTGTACGCCCGGCTGCCACCCAAACCCGTCCCGAGAACGTTGCTACATCCACAATTCCTGTTGTATTCACAGTTGCGGTTATGTTTGCACCCGTTCCTGAACCTCCAATACTGACTGTTGGCGTGCTGGTATACCCTGAACCTGCGTTATTCATAATAACCTGGGTAATTACGTTGCCAGAAATCACTGCAGACGCATTTGCCCCCGACCCGCCACCTCCGCTAAAGGTAACGTAAATAGAGCCGTTAGCACCGTATCCTGTGCCCCCATTGTTGACTTGAACAGATACTGTACCCGTTGCAAATGTAACCAGTTGCGCTATTGCTGTAGCATTGTTACCACCACCGCCAGAAATAGTAACTGTAGGTTGTGATGTGTACCCACTACCCGCATTTGTCAAAACAATATAACTAACGGTATTAGACGTTGTAGTTCCCGCAACAGCTGTAGCTTGTCTACCTCCTGTTTGATTAGGAGGTGAAATAGTAACGTTGGGTGCGCTTGTATAGCCAGAACCAGGGTTAACTACCGCAATAATACCAACAGAACCGATAGCAACCAGATTAGCACCGTCCCAGGAATACAAACCTTTAGACGGGTCTCCTATAAATACGTTTGTGTTTTGATATTGCGCTAAACTGACACCCGAACTTGAAAAAGTACCTGCTGCAGCAACATTACCTTGTTTTAAAGTAATTAAATCAAAGTATTCCATCTGACCATTAGTTTCTGACGCAAGAATATAGTCATCAGTGACGTTTGCAGACGTTAAATAGCTAACTGTGTTGGAAAATACAACTGCTACGTTACCTACATTAGATACGGCAGAAGATGCTGGAGTTATTTTGATATTGCCAAACCCTATAGGCATGGCATTTTCTATCCAATTAAACTCATCTTTGTCTATAGCAGTGCGATTAGCTTTGGTATTTAAACCTTTAAACTGCTTAACAATTGCATAAGACTTTTTTTGCTCTGCGGATGCCATTATTAGCCTCCACTAGAGTAAGGGTCTGGAATCCTTCTGGTAAACGTACTATTAAGTACATTTAAGATATGTTTGTTATATTCTTGTTTAAATATTTCAGCTTCACCATAACTTTGTTCATAAAACTTAGCTTTATAAGCTGCGTAATATTGAACTGCCGTACTCCACGGGTCAATAATTTGGTCAACTACATTAGGATTTGTAGTAGAAAGAGCAGTTGGCAATATATTTGTATCTATCTCAATGTAATATTGCTGGTCTGGAATAGGAGCTATGTACATGGCTTGTTGACCGTACATAGAAAAACAAATAGGTCTACCAATATAATTCTGCCAATATCTTAACTGTGCAGAGAAATTAGACCAGGGTAAATACCTAAGAGGTATTCTAGAATTACCCCAATAAAGGTTAACGCTGACAACGTCATAGGTTTGTATACCGTTTGGCAGTGCAGCAAAGTTAATAATTTCACCAGCAGATGTATATTGCAGTGTTGCCGTACCGTCAGCAAACGGAGTAGTAGGGGGAAATACGTTGTTTCCTGTAGGATAAGGAGGCGCAGTAGACCCAGATGTTCCGCCTGAAGTATAGGTATAAACAAAGATATTAGAAAAGACTACCTGACCTGCAGTTACAGTTGTGTTAGCAGTCCAGGGAGTAGCTACAGTACCCGTTGGTGTAATAGGTACTTGAGTTGTTTGAATGGTACGCAGACAACCGGTGTCTCTTACCGTTCTTTCTCTAGCTTCGTTGATGTAGGTTGTTAATTGAGACTGAGACCAAAAAACATTGTTGGAGTCATGCAACAGATTTTCAACCTGATTAAGATAATCCGTAAGCGTTGCCATGAAACTTCCATAGTTAAGCTACCCGTCTTTGAAAGGATTTTCCCCCAGCAGACTTTTCAATCCGCAGGGGTACTACGCCTACAGCCGAGGGTAACGAGCTGTTTTTTTCCGGTCTCTCAGTTGTTATTTCAAACTGGTCTAACTTCTTTAAACTTTCTTCAAGTTCGCTATGTAGTTTTATCCATCCATAACGAACCAAAATATGTTCTCTGTCTTCCAACTTGTAACCAAACAACTGCACAGCTCCTGCAAAAGGAATTTCTACAGTTTCGTTTTTCTTAAACTCATAAAGAACACCGTCATACCCTACCGTAAGTTCGGTGTTCCCCCTGTTGGTTACAAATACATTCATCAGAATTGAACTACGTCACCGTAAACTTGAATACTTGCAACGTTGGTATTTCCACTCGCCACTGCTACGTTGAAGTAGAGAGCTTGAGTTAAGTTACCAGTAATTGCAGTTGTTGTTGAATACGGTGTTGCAATTGTTAAGTCTTGGTATCTGCCTGCAGCCGTAATATTAGCCAAGTTAGTAGTAGCAACCACTGCGTTAGAAGTGTTGCCATCATTACTTGTTGTAATAGATACGTTCGCAGTAGACAAAGAACCAGTTGGATTGTTAATTGTGACTCTCCTCACAATAACAGCTCCAGAACCAGTAATGTTGCCTGAATTTGTCAAACCACCATTAACAAACGGTATAGTAACCACTGCGTTACCTACCGTTGCAAATGAAACAGCTTGAGCAGAACCAATACGACCATTCCCAAATGAATCCAAGTAATACTGACTGACTGAATCGGGATTAGCCATTTGTCACTCCTTAGACGTTGTTGTAAGTACCAGAAACTGGTTGTCCACCAGTAACCGTCAACATCACAACTGTTGTGTTAGATGTTGCATTGGCTGAGAAGTTCACACCGTCAGAGAAGACTAAACCACCAGTGTTGTTAGCTAAGAACAATGAGTAACCTGTGATGTTACCTGTTGCATTGATTGCTGTAGCTACGTTGATGGTTACGTTAGCAGTTGGTAAAACTGTATAAAGACCAGCAGGTATTGTGTTACCCACTGTTGTAGCAGTCATATTCGCAAACGTTACATACGCACCAGGCGTATTTGTGGTTGCCCCCGCAAGGATAATCTTATTAAGTGCTAATGACATTTGTAATTACTCCTTATAGTGACAAGTAGTTGTAGTTGGTAATCTTAGACATTGACTTGGGCTTTACAGACACCAATTCAGCAATCATAAGAACTGCACCAACATAACCAATTTGCCAGTTTGGAAGTGTGGACTCAAATCCTGTAAACACAAATGAACCTTGCTCATGGATGTAGAGCGACAAGTAGTTTGTATTGAGGAAGTACACAGTACCTTCTGGGCAATATGGGTCTGCGTAGATTGGAACACCAGCAACCATCAAAGCTCTAAATGCAGCTTGAGGACCGTTAGCATCACCATCAAAACCAGAACCAGGAGTGATGACATACTGCTCTTGACCTACAAAGTCTTGTGCTAGTAATGTCCATGTACCAAATCCGCAAACACCAAAGGTAGGTACTTCTGCACCTCTCTTCACTGTTCCAGAAATGTACTGAAGAATGTTTTGTCTTGTTGGGTTTACGTTACCTGCGTTGTAAACCTTAGACTGCCACCAAGTATAGGTGCTACGGTTGATGTTACCGTAAGTAGTCTGATATGTTGCACCACCTGTACCGTCATCCACAGCAGCTGGGAGTCCGATAAACTGTTGGTTGTTTGTGGTGTTGTTATACAAGGCAGTTGCCATTGCATCCATCATCACGTTTGTTGCATCATTCATACGAGCTTCAATCAATGGAATGATTGCAGCGTCTTGTTGAGCAACACCTTCCATACCGAGGAACGGTACGGGAGAAATCATCAATTTAAGGTCAAACTCAGCATTGAAAGCACCCTGTTGGACTGTTGGCTGGGCAAAAGAGCCAGAGTAGTCAGACCACTGAGCGTTAACAAACTGTGCGCCTTGAACTGGGACAGTTACAGAAGATACACCTCCAGATGCTTGCTGACTGTTGGCAATCAGGGCAGCCATGAGGGGCGTGGAGTTGTACAGTTGTACAACGAGTTTGGGAATAAAGGCTCTGCGAGTAACGTAAGTTAACTCAGTAAACTGAGAACTATTTGTTGAAGGCAGAATACCACCACCTATAGCCATATTAGCTCCTTAAAGATGGGCATTTCTGCCCCTACAAAACTTAATACCCTCTTACAAACCAATTGGACGTTGAGGCTTTCTCAAGTCCGCTAACGCATTTGCTGCTTCATTTCTAGCCGCACTTCTTGGGTCTTTCCAAAATGCTCCAAGGTTTAAACCCTTAATTGCACTTGGCTTGTACCCTGTAGGTGTAGGCTTTGCAGCTTGTTTCATGTACTCATAATACTCGGCAGCAGACTCATGGTTAGAGATGCCTTTTTCGAGCATTACTTTTTCAACCTGGTCAATCTCATCTTCTTTGACAAGACCTTTTTTAACCAAATTGTTTCTACGTTTTTGCAACTCTTCCATTGCCTCTTTTTCTCTGAGCTTGGCTTCTAAGGCTTGCACACGTTGGTCAGATGCAGTAATTGCTCTGTTGGTGTGGTCCTCAATATCCAACTCAGGAATAGGCATCCCAGGTTTGACTTTTTTGGTCATACGCAAGAAATCCTTGCGTGTATCTGGATTTTCCGCAAGCGTTTGAGCCAGACTAGCTAACTCATCTCTTGCTTCTAATGAAAGGTTTTCTAAAGACATTTTGTTACCCTCTTACCGTTGTTAAATAACTTTTTTACCGTCAGCTGGTTTTTCAACCCGCATACCATTTGTTGCAGCTTTTGTCGCACTTGTCAGACCACCAAACGTAGCATAACGTGGAGTATTAACTACAACGCCATGTTTTTGATTGTTGTCTGTGGGATTGCGGGGTGAGGATGCGCCTCTTGGTTTATATAAATCCATGATAACTCCTTACATTGGGGGTGGGGTCATACCGCCACCAGGAGGTGGAGGTGGGGGAGGCATACCACCTGGAGGTGACATACCAGGAATTGGCGCAGCAGCCATTGCTTTACCTTCAGGCGTTCCGCCACCAGCTTGTGGAAGTGTTTGCAACATCTGAAGAATTTCTGACTGCTGAAGTTCGTTTGTTTTATTTTTTCTTGCACCAAGAATTTTATTGATTGCACTGATAGCTGCAAGAGTGGCTTTGCCCTCTTCTGAATCAGAACCCAGCGCAGGTAGGGATTGCTCTAGTAAATCTTGAGCCATACCTAAATTAATTCTTGCTGCTTCTTTTGAACCCATCTTTGGTTCTGGAGTAGACATAGGAGAACCCATTGGAGGAACTTCTGCGTCTGACATATTTGGTCCAGGCATAGAAGGAGTAACAGGCACAGGTGCACCAGCAGACTGACCGCCCTTCATTAACTCCATCAATTTATCACTTGGAACACTCATATTTTCTCCTTGCCCTAGTTTGTAACCACTTACAAACTTTTTGTCAATAGGGTGAGGGGTATTTTACGACAAACCCCTCAAGTCGGTTTAATCCTTGCGGATTACTTACGCTTGTGTTTACGAGCTTTACGTGCCATGGTATTTCTCCTTATAGCAAGTGGTCACCTACTTCACAGGGGAGGCAGCCACACCCTTTTTCTTCTCAGAAAATTATCTACGAGTCTTGCGACCTGTTCTTCCGTGTTTTTTGTACATGATGATTCCTTGTGTTAGTGCTAACTTCTGGCGTAAGACCGTTGTGTTCTACCGCCAGACTGGTTTTTAACATTACTTGTTCTGTATGTCAAGCCAGGTCCTGAAGATTCTTTTTTTAAAGTTTCTGAAGACACCCGTGGCTGGTCTGCCCTAGACTGAGTTTGTGGTCCACCTACATTTTTTGTAGCCATCATCCCTCCTTCTTGTGCTCTACTTTACCGTGTTCTTTACCAGAAGAATGTTGGGGTTGTGAAGCCTGTTTTGCTTCCATCGTTTTAAGTCTCTCCAACAATTCTTCTTTCATAGGTGGCTCTATTAAATCAAGTAAAGATTTTTTGTCAATAGCCCCAGCTTTTAAAAGGTTAAACGCAAGAGTTCTGGTGTCCTCAGTAAAGATGGGCGAATTGGAGTGTCCGTCAACCTTGACAGTAAAGTGTTTAGTAAATTGTTCTGCAATAAACGGAACGCCATGCGTATCTTTAAAATGCGTGTCATCATAAAGCTGCAGTGCTTTTAGATAAAGAGAAGCTAACTTCTCTAATGAATCTTCAATGATGAGTGCACGTTTTTTAACTCTAGATGAACCCAGTCTAGCAAGTTGGCTTGCGTGTCCAGCAGAGCGTACTCCCGCCTCACCCTTGCCTTGTAAAACGTTGCCCACACCTGATGCTTCTTCAAACATTGCATCTACTTCCCTGATAACTTCAAAGAGGTCAGGAGGCATGGTTGGAG